GAGTATCTGCTAGAGATGGCAGTTGCTATTGGGCACAGTGGCTGTGAGATCTTTCCGAAGCAGGACATTATCCTAGCGGACAGGGGCGACGTAGGTAACTTCATAAACTTGCCATACTTCAATGCGGACTTGCCACAGAGGTATTGCTTCAACTCAAAGGTTGAGGCCATGGAAATTGAGGACTTTATAAAAGCTATACACGAAAGCACCGTCCCTATTTCCAAGCTAGAAGGATTGAGATCCAACAACAACAAACCGAGGAAACTATTGTCGGATGCTCCGCCATGTCTTCAGCATTTGTTTCGTGATGGCCCGTCTGGTGAGGATCGCAACAAGAAACTATTTATGCTTGGTGTGTATTGTCGGATGAAGCATGGGGACAATTGGAAAGCTGAGATGGAGACAATGAACCAACAGTTGTTTTCTCCACCGCTCGAAGCCAAAGAAGTCTTAGGATTACAAAAGAGTTTAGATAAGAAAGAATACTTCTACACATGTGAACAGGAGCCATTCAAAAGTTACTGTGATAAAGAACTCTGCATGTCCATGAAGTTTGGTATTGGAGATATAGGGACAGAGGTTCCAGAGATAGGAAATTTACTGGTCATACTGTCAGAACCCAGGCTATACTTTCTTACGGTAGCAGGGAAAAGAATACAATTAAACACGGAACAACTTCAGACTCAAAGTCTTTTTCAAAGGGCTTGTATGGAACAGGCACAGATGGTGCCACCAATTATAAAGCCTAGAGCGTGGCAAACTTTACTTCACAAGTTAATGACGGAAAGTTCTAGTCAGGAAGTACCAGAAGAATTAACAGTTAGCGGTGAGTTTAAAGCATTGCTCAAAGCATACTGTACGAGTCGTATCAGAGCGTTGCACCCAGAAGAACTGTTACAAGGTAAACCATGGACAGATAACCAAGGGTATACATTTTTTACCATGGCAGGTCTTACGGAGTTCTTGCACAACCGTAGGTTCACTGTTTTTACAAGAGCACAGATTCAAGAGCAGCTGAAAAAATTTAACGATGACCAAGAGTGTCATGGTCATAAAAATATAAACAAAGAAGATGGATCAAGAACCACCGTTCGTGTGTGGTGGGTTCCGGCATTTGAGAACGATGAGGTAGCAATACCTATAAAGGAGATGGACAATGAAATACCGTTCTAATTTTTTGAAGGCCAAGGATGTGGCTGACTGGCTCGATGTATCCGAGTCCGCCATATACAAGTGGGTAAACGAGGGAAACTTTCCAAAGCCATACAAGTTTGGCAGCGGGGATGCTCAGAGATCTGCCAGTCGTTGGAGTAGACAGGACATTGACGAGTGGTTAGAAGGTCGTCGTACCGATGATTGATAATGCTACGCTAATCTTGGGACCTCCAGGTTGCGGCAAGACTTATACTTTGATTGAACGAGTACAGGCAAAGCTTGAAGAAGGTGTGCATCCTTCGCGAATTGGTGTGGTCTCCTTTACCACCAAGGCGATAGGTGAGTTTGTTGATCGAGCCTGTGCCAAATTCAGTTTAACCAAACAAGACTTTCCACACTTCAAGACTCTACATGCAACTGGGTATCATGGGTTGGGCCTATCCCAAGGAGACGTGTTGAGCCGTCAGGATTTTCAAAGACTAGGGAAGATGCTTGCACTGGACTTCGACGGTGCCGATAACACCTCAATGAACGACGGTATCGTTATGCCAATCATGAAAGGATCAGGAGCCAAGTACTTACAGATCATTATGCGGTCGGTCTATCGGATGTCTGACTTGGACTTTGAGTTTAACTACGAGGACGATCACGACCTAAGTTCTCCAAGCTTGTGCAGATTGAGAAGCAATTGCTTGAGTACAAGTCCAAAACCAATCGTGTAGATTTCTCCGACATGATTGCCAAGTACATAGATATAGCAGAGCCACCGAATTTAGATCTGTTGATTGTTGATGAAGCCCAAGATCTTACACCATTACAATGGGAGATGGTAAAGAAGATGTCCGAACATGCGGACGAGGTATTGATTGCGGGGGATGATGATCAGGCTATCCACCGTTGGACGTCTGTAAACGTCGATGACTTCATCAACTGCACAGATAGGGTTGAGGTACTCAATCAGTCGTATCGCTTACCGCGGAGCGTCTGGGAACTTTCTATGGACATCTCACACCGTATACCAGGTAGATTGGAGAAAGAGTTCTATCCAAAACAAGAAGAGGGCAGAGTTACGAGGGTCATGAACCTGTGGGCATTGCCGTTGGATCGAGGTTCATGGACAATCATGGCAAGAACCAACTCGTTTGTGAACGACATAGCAGAGTTCTTGGAGCAGAATGAATACTTCTATAGCCGTAAGGGGAGGTGGTCTGTGCCAGAAAAGAAACTAGAGGCTATGTCTGTGTGGAAGGATATCAGTAGCGGCAAGGGTGTGTATGTCGGTAGGGTTAGAAAGATGTATGAGATGGTGCCCAAAGTAGGAAAGGGAGCGGTCGTTAAACGTGGATCTATGAAACTATTGGATGCTGCTGGCCCAGACGAACTGTTGACCTACGACAAACTGGTCAGGGAGTTTGGTTTATTAGCCCCGATCAGTACAGATCAAACAGATATCATACGTTTATCGGANGAAGAAAAGATTTACATTAGATCNGTTGAGCGTAGGGGTGAGAGCATATACAAAGAACCAAGGATCAAGATCTCTACGATCCANGCCATGAAGGGTGGTGAGGATGACAACGTAGCGGTATACTTGGGATCTACCAAATCATGTGTAGAGGGCAAACACCCAGAGGATGAAGACAGGATATTCTATGTGGCAGTGACTCGTGCCAAGCAGAACCTGTATCTTATAGAGTCAGATAAGAAGTACAGGTACGAGATATGAAATTACCCGATGGCAATGTTCTTATTAGTTTCAGTGGTGGTCGTACCTCTGGGTATATGTTGCATAGGATAATGGAAGCAAACGGAGATCTACCTGATCGAGTGAAGGTTTTGTTTGCTAACACTGGTCGTGAAATGCCAGGGACATTGGACTTTGTACACAACTTAGAGAAGAACTGGGGTGTAGATATAACCTGGCTTGAGTATTCAAGGGCACCATCCAACCGATACCAGAATGGCAAGGCACATTTTGAGACCGTTAGTTGGGACTCCGCAGCGCGAGAGGGAGAGCCGTTTGACAAGTACCTATCGTTCAACATGCTACCAAATGTGTTCCGTAGATCCTGCACTCAGGAGTTGAAGGTCAAGACTATGCGTCGGTATCTGTTGTCTATCGGGTGGGAGCACTGGACAAACACCGTAGGTATCAGAGCAGACGAAGCCAAGCGGGTAAAACCAAGCAAGGATAAGCGGTGGGATAACTGGTTTCCACTGGCAGATGCAGGGGTCACGAAGCAGGATGTTATGTTCTTCTGGAAACAGCATGGGTTTGATTTAAAGATTACCCCAGGATCAGGAAACTGTGACGGTTGTTTCTTGAAGAGCGAAGCAACACTAGCGGCTATGTGGCGTGAGTATCCAGACCGCATGGAGTGGTGGCAGAACTGGGAAGAAACAAAGGACAGATCGTTCCATGATGTACGCACGTACAAGGAACTGGGAGAGTTTGTAGGCAGACAGGGGGATTGGATCTTCGATGACGAAGCTTTCCTCTGTCAAAAAGATGAGGGAGAATGTACAGGATGAAACGCAACGACTATCTAGATACAGCGAAAGAACTGATCAACGGTAACAGGGCAAAAGACTATGGAGATGCGAAGGATAACTTCGACCGAATAGCAACTGGTTGGAATGTAATAGTACAGGACGCATTCACAACACATAATAAAATAACAGCAAAGCATGTGGCTCTGATGATGGACTGGGTGAAGACCTGTCGATTGTTAGAGACCATCGACCACAAAGATTCGTGGATCGACAAGTGCGGATATTCAGCATTGGGAGCAGAGTTTGAAGATGAATCAAGGTAATCTATTTGAGAAAGATCATATCATTGCAAAGCAGATGAACCAAGGAAAGGAACTAACGTGGAACATTCCATCAGAGTTTCCTGACCTTACAAAGTATAAACAAATCGCAATCGATCTCGAAACATGTGATCCAAACCTGACGACGTTAGGCCCAGGATGGGTTCGTAAAGATGGATACGTTGTAGGTATAGCCGTAGCCGCAGGAGATTGGCAGGGTTACTTTCCGATCCGGCACGAGAACGGTCACAACATGGATGCAAGGATCGCGCTCAAGTGGCTACAGAAACAGATGGCAACACCCGACATAGATAAGATCATGCACAATGCTACTTACGATTTGGGTTGGTTACGTGCCGAGGGCATAAAGGTTGAAGGTCGCATCATCGATACCATGATTACTGGGGCGGTGGTTGATGAGAACCGTTGGTCATACAGCCTAAACAATCTAGGTCGTGATTACCTCGATGAACGAAAAGATGAAAAGTTACTCCGTGTATCAGCAGCAGAGTGGGGCTTCGATCCCAAAGCAGAGATGTACAGGCTACCGCCTGAGTCTGTAGGACGGTATGCTGAACAGGATGCAGGGATGACCCTGCGTTTGTGGGAACGCCTGAAGATAGAACTGGATAAGCAAGACCTTTGGAACATCTGGAATTTAGAGACAAGCCTGATCCCGATGATGTGTGACATGCGCCAGTTGGGTGTGCGTGTGGATCTGGATAAAGCAGGGCAAGCTAAGAAACTTCTCAAGACTAAATCCAAACAAATCAAGGACGAGATATTTAAACAAACTCAAATCAAAATTGAGCCATGGGCAGCGGCATCAGTAGCCGCAGTGTTTGAAGAGTTAAACCTAGCATACCCTAAGACTGACGCAGGTGCTCCCTCATTCACCAAACAGTACCTCAACACCCATCAGCACCCTATTGCACAAATGATCGTCAGGCTACGTGAATTTGACAAGGCTGATAGCACGTTCATTGAAACAATTATGAAGCATGAGCACAAGGGTCGTATCCATTGCGAGTTCCATCAGCTTCGTTCCGATGACGGTGGGACTGTAACTGGGCGATTCTCGTCATCCAATCCAAACTTACAGCAGATTCCTGCACGAGATCCAGAAATTAAGAAGATGATACGTGGCCTGTTTATACCAGAAGAAGGAACCAAGTGGGGATCGTTTGACTATTCGAGCCAAGAGCCGAGGTTACTGGTGCACTTTGCGGCAAGCCTGAAGGGAGATTTCAGACACCCNATCGTTGATAAGATTGTTGATGAATACCACAGCGGTGATGTGGATCTGCACCAGATGGTNGCNGACATAGCAGGGATNAAACGTAAAGAAGCAAAGGTCGTGAACCTGGGTATCATGTACGGCATGGGTAAAGGTAAACTCGCCGCACAGCTAGATATCTCAACCGATGAAGCAGGGGAACTATTAGCAACACACCGTGAGAAGGTGCCGTTTGTTAAGGGCCTTGCAGACTTAGCTAGTAAACAGGCGTCAAACACAGGACAGGTTCGCACAATACTAGGTCGTCGTTGTCGTTTTCACCTGTGGGAGCCAAGGACATTTGGATACAAGAAGCCGTTGCCCTATGAAGATGCCATGAAAGAATATGGTCAGCCCTTGAGAAGAGCCTTTACTTACAAGGCATTAAACAAATTGATCCAAGGATCAGCAGCCGACCAAACAAAGAAGGCGATGCTTGATTGTTACAACGAGGGACTTTTACCTATGCTCACGGTTCATGATGAGTTATGCTTTTCAGTAGAGGGCGACGACCAAGCTCACAACATCAAGCACATAATGGAAAATGGGTTGTCGGATGTCTTGAAAGTCCCCTCTAAAGTGGACGACGAACTCAAGGACAACTGGGGAGAAATCGAGTGATAGACCCTGATATGAAAACACTTGGACTGAGAGACATGCATCCAATGCAGGTCGAATCAATCATGGACTTTGTGGGTTGGGCCATTGACCTAGCTGTACTGGTCGGTGATGAAGATCTCCTAAAGGAAACAGAGGGATCGGCTGACGAACTGATTAGAATGTTCGGAGGCAAAGGCGTTAGGATTGAGATCGAAAGTTAGTCTGTACTGCTTCTGAATATCTCTAGATCTCTTAATGCAGAAATTGGATTGCTTGCTGTACCCAGTATAGTTCTGGTTTTATCTTCAACTTGCTTTGGCGTTACAGGCTTTGATGAGGTCGCAGGTTGTTGGAGTAAATCGTTAAATATTCCAGAAGAAGTTGTTACGGGGGCCTCTGGTGTAACATTCTGTTGGAGTAAATCATCAAACAAACCAGAAGATACTGGTGCAGCTTTTTCTTTTGCTGTTGTTTCAGGGTCACCTATTATTTTCGTGTTCATAAACGTTCGTCGCAACTTGTTTATTTCACCTACCGGAACTCTTTGTAAAATTCTATTTTCTCTTTTTACATTTACTTCATTAGAAACTTCACGGATTAAATTTCTACTAACTTTTATTGGAGTGTATCGATTGTTAAGAATGTCACGGACTTCTCTTGAAGAAACACCTGTGCCTTTGAACGCTCGAGTTATCTCACTTACACTCATACCAGCAGCCTGTGCTTTCAGCATCTTGTCTCGGAGTTCTGCTTGGTGTCTGCGACGTGCGTCATTTGCTTGTACATAGGCACCTAATATGTCATCGACATCTGCATCATTATCATCGGCTACTTTAGTGAAAATCTGAACGGAACTGGATCTATTTGCAGAATACTCACCTCCAGCATAACCAAGACTACGATCTACTTTGAGTCTCATGGGTCGAACACCAATGAGCATGGTGCCAGCTTCTTCAGCTATGGTGTAAGGNTCTCCGTCTCTTGAGGGCATACCAGTAATAGCGCGAGTGGCACGACCTGGAACAAACTCACCACCTTTGATTGTTCTNAACTGATCAATAATTCCAGGCATAAAAGCCCCAGTTACGTGTACCAAGGACTTAGATATTTTGTCACCCCACATTTCACCTGGCTCGTAGATCTCAGCCCCTGTCTGTGTTTTACCGTCTCGTATTGTTACGTCGATAACTCTCTCAGCCGCTAGACCCTCTGAAGCAAATGGTTCTGCAAACTTCTTAAAACCTTCCCACGTTGCAGAGAAGATCTGTTCTGCTTCGTTAGCTCCGACTTCACCCTTCTCTCCATACACCTGCAATGCGGCACGAGCAGGGGCAAGCATGAACTCATACGGTAGCATGTAAGACAAATCTGCGTAATCTGCCTGTCCGTCCTTGAGTTTGTCTAGATACATAAGGGTATTACCCTTAGTCCAGTAAGCACTGTTCTCTTCAAGAAGAGCTTCTTCTTCTGGTGTAACATCGAGGATCGTGTGTGCAGCGTCACGCATAGCCAGCGGAGCAACCTGTGCCATGGAAATATACCCTGTTAGACGTTGAGCACCTATGCCTCGAACCTGACGTGCTATCCTGTTTGCATTCTGTACTCCTAACTCATCTATCATCTGTTGAGTAGGTTTAAATCCCATCTCTTTGACAGCACGATTAACAATGTTTCCTGTTGTACGAATAATCTCAGCAGGGAAAGCCATGAAGTTACCAACGACGGGTATACGGCGCAAAGCTTTGATGGCTTCAGGAACCATGGAGTATGTGGGCATCGTTTGTTTTACTAAGTCAATAGCAAACAAATTCCCAAACTCTGTACCCGCGATTGATCTGGATCTTTGTGCAAGGCCAGAGGCAACTAAAGCATCCT